TCTAATGTAAGAATAACTTCAATGGGGCGTGGACACAGACGGCTGCATCACCGTGTATCATGGAACGATACAACGCCAATGATTCTACGAGAGGAACACAAAAAATGAAGTTCAACGACGATACATGCGCCAAAATAGTGGAGGGGTATCGGCTAGGGATGACACAAAAACTGGCTTGTCAATATGCTGGGATTACTGTTCAATGCTTTCATCAATGGAAGGGGCGAGCGAGTGCTGGTCGTGAAGAATATATTGAGTTTTTTGATGCCCTAAAAAGGGCTGAGGCTCAGAGTGCCGCCCATGCCTTAGCGAGTATCAAAAAGGCTGCTCAGGAAGGGACTTGGACGGCTGCCGCTTGGTTGTTGGAACGTCGCCATGATTATCGTAGGGACATAGTGCCAGTTGAAATCAATACCTCTTCGAGCAATATGGTAGACCCCTCAACGCCAGAGGGCCGCGAGCTAATCATTGCTCAGATATCAGAGTTGCCTGAGGACATGATACTCGACGCGCTGAATAGGAGTGGTAAATAGTGTTCGACCTGTCTACGATTTCTGTATTCAATAATAGCCGAACCAGTTCGCTTGATGCTTATATCCACTCACCCGCTGGACATGGTGGTATGTCCGAGGGGCAGCGCTCATTTCACGAGTCACAAGACCTTCTGAGAATACTCATTGGAGGCAATCAGATTGGCAAGACACGAGTACTCGCCGCCGAATGTTGGTTTCATGCCTTGGGTCAGCACCCTTATCGAGAGACACCCAGCGCGGGTAATCTCGGCTGGATACTGTGCGCCGACTTACGAAGCGGCTGGGCTAACATTTCTGCGAAGCTGAAAGAAATAGAGCCTCTGGGAGCCGTAGATGAGAACTGTACCTACGACCCTGCCCGTGGCTATCGCTATAGAGGCTCGATGATGATTCGTCTGACTAATGGGTCATTGATAGTTGGTAAGGGGTCTGAGCAGTCCGTTATGGCCCTTGCTGGTGCCACGATAGACTGGCTGGCCATAGATGAAACACCTAAGCAGATTCATTTTGGAGAAATCCGTTCTCGCACTGCGGTGAATGAGGCTCCAATATTTATGGGCTTTACGCCTATTGGAAGGCCAGTTGAGTACTTGCGAGACATCGTTGAAGGTAACCCAGAGACAGGCCAGCCCGCCCTTGAAGACTGGGACGTTCACCGAATAAAGTTATCACATGAAAACTGTCCACACCGTTCGCCTGCATCTATCGAGAGGCAGATAAGGGGTTACGGGCCGTGGGAATATAAGCAAAGGGTCGAGGGTGCTTGGGAGGGTATTACCACCGAGCGCTGGATTGCGTTTAGCGAAGAAAATGTATTCAGTGAAATCCCCGAAAATGTTACCGAGTTAGGACTCGGTTGGGATCATGGCGAGCGACCCGGAAACAGCGTTTGTTATCTCGTGGGCTGGGACGGAGACAGGCTATGGGTTCTCGATGAATATGTATCAACTGAGCGTAATACACCCGCCGTTGAAGCAAAAATAGTCGCCGATATGATACGAGCATGGGGTATCGACCTGCACCAAATCGAAGTCGCCTATGGAGACTCAAACTCGGCTGGTCGTTTAGGGCTCGGCTTTAGTGTCAATGAGTTGCTGGAGCGCGGGTTCGCTAAGGTCGCAGGCACCAAGCGCCCACCGTTCAGAATAGGAGTCCCATACAAAGGGGCGGGAAGCATAAAAGCACGAGCAAGGATTTTATCTAATGCTTGTATCGACGGTCGTTTTCGTGTAAATCAAACCTGTACCAAACTCATCTCCAGCCTGAGACATTGGCGGGGTGAGAATAGCGACTACAAACACCCATACGATGCGGTATCGTATATCAGCGAGCATTGGCTGGGTGGTGATTCGTTAGATAATGTGTCAAAGTTACTTTTATAGGGAGATAAAATGGCAAAAGCTAAAACAAAAAAGGCCGTCGAGATGAGTGTAAAAATCGAAGGGCGGTCGTATAAAGTATCAAAAGGCGATATTCTAATCGTAGCTGCTGGGGTGGATGCACCAATGGTTGACGGCTTGAAAGTCATTAGGATGAGTGATAGGGTCGAAGTACTTGATACAAATATTCGAAAGTCATTGGGGTTGAAATGAAAATACCAAGCGCAGCGCAGCCTAAAAACGATCAAGACAAGGCGCGATGGAAGGAACAAGGACTACGTCGGCGCCTGCTAACAGGGGCTCATATTGAAGATGTGAGACAAGAAATCGAATCAATGTTCTCAAAGGAAATAGCGGTCGACTTGGAGATAAACCCAGACCTGTCTCGCAATCCTTTTTTGCTTATCTGGCAACAGTTGAACGTGGCATATATCGAGCCGCCAGAGGTATCAGTTGAAGAGGACATTGACCTTGAGTCAATCGTTACGCCCAAGCTATGGGCTCAGATGCAGCAGACGAGTCTGTACGCCCTCGCCATGGGTGAGTGCTTGGTAAGGCTAGACTTCCGCCATTGGCTCGCTGACACAGAGGTTTCTTACCGTGTAGTAACCCCTGACGTTGTGTTGGTTGAGGCTATGAAGGGTCAGCCAGACAAAGCTGGAAAAGTCACGGAGTATCGAACGAGAAATGGAGACACTATTACTCGTGAGGTATGGGATGTCAGAGACGCTAATGAGCCTATTTTTCGTATCGAGAAACAAGGTAAGGGTGGCTGGATGGATGCCACCGCCGAGTTCGCCCCTGAGCTGGTAGATGAATATCCGTATCGTGATACATCTGGAGCCCCGATACTGCCGTATATTTTGTATCATAATCGCGTCGGTTCTAAGCTATTCAACTGGACGCAGGGCTCAGAGATATCCGCTGGGGCTCTCAGGCTCGCGGCACTTTTCACGCACTGGGGAGACGGCTTTACGAATGCGGCATACCCTCAGAGATACATCGTCGATTTAGAGTCGCCGTCTGGACGGACTGAAACGCTAGGAGGGCAGGCTGTTGACGTGGTAACAGTTGACCGTAAAAGTATCTTGAAGTTCAAATCACAGGGGCCATCGGGTGGTTCTCTCGGCCAGTTTTCTGCGAGCATGGATCCGTTAGCCTCTATCGAGGCATTGAAGGTTTACGAGCAAGGTCTGGCTGTTTATGCTGGATTGAATCCAAGTGACCTAGCGGTTACTCAATCGGCCCAGAGTGGGTATGCAATAGTTGTATCAAGAGAGGGGCAGAGACGAGCTCAGAAACTGATTGAGCCGTCACTAAGGATAGGCGACCAAGAGCTATTGGCAACTGCCGCGCGACTATCGAACTTCTATCTCGGTGACAATCTGCCAGAATCTCCACGGGACTATTCGATTATGTATCGCGCACTAATGCCGACACCTACTGAGTTGGACTCATTGGCTAAATCACTTGAGTCGCGCCTTAACCTCGGGGTCATCTCCCAGCTTGATGCGATGCGTGAGCTATATCCAGAGATTGAATCAGACGAGCAAGCGATTACCAGATTGTTGAGAATAAAAGAGTTAGAGGCTATGCTGGCCTCTACGAATGATGATACACAAAATACTGAGCTGTAGGAGGCCATTATGTCAGATGAGAAAACAACCGAAGCACCAGCACCCGCACCAACACGTGAGACTCGCACCGAAGCCGTACCACGCTACAGGGTTGACGATGAGATATCCAAGCGCAATGAAGCATATAAAACCAGAGATGCAGCACTCGCTCAGGTAGCAGACCTTGAGGCTCGCTTGACTCAAGCGACTACAGGGCTAGAACAGCTACAGACAACTACAAATCAGGAGATACATTTAGTGAATCTTGGATTCAAAGCCGACTCGGTGCGCCGATTCTTTAGGCGTGAATATGCCAGCGCGAAGTCTGAGATGGGTGATAAGGCTGTACCATTCAACGAATGGCTTGATACAAATAAGGCTGACCCATTGTACGCGGTACATTTTGACCGCTTATCACCCGTAGCTGATACTAAAAAGTCTGACGATATAACGGTGGAGCCCAAGCCAAGGAATGAACAAGAGAGGCTTGTGTCAGCTATACGCGCGGCGGTTATGGGCAACCCTGATAGCGGCGCCACACAGCCGTCTGATGGTCTTGGACGTGAGCTAACTATTGAAGATGTTAGACGAGAACGAGCGAAGAATGGAGGGCGCTTGGGCGACTCTTCAAAGAATATGATTGAGCAGCTAAGAGCAAAGGGTCTAATCAAATAATCTTGACGTGAGGGCTATTATCGGTCTATAAATGTTTTACGGACTCGCTCGGGGTCAGCGCCGATATAGCTGTAGGTATTTGAGTCTTATCGTGAAACATAAAACTTATTTATTAGGATAATAAAAATGACTATTACAACAACCTCACTGCTCAACGGTGGTATGGTTTCTGAAGTCCTTTCAGGAATGGTAACCGAGGCACTCTACGACCCCACATCACTACGCGCGGTTGCTATGCAAGTACCGTCTGGATTCGGCTCAACTACTTCTGAAGTGACTATTGATGCTGCCCCCGGCGCCTTCTCTGCACCCGGCGAAGCAGTAGCCGTAGGTATCTCAACCTACACTACCGCCGAGTTCGAGTTGGTTCTTGCCAAGTATTCTCGTGCCTACCAAATCACCGACCTTGTTGGTGCTGCTGGGTCACCTATCGACCTTCAAAGAATCGTTGCTAATCTTGTGCAGGGTTTAGACCTCACACTGACTGACCAGTTCTGCTCGTTGTTCTCAACGTTCACAACCCAGACAGGAAACAACGCCAACGCACTTGATGTAGACGATATCTTTGATGCTTCATTCGCTTTGAATCTTGCTAACAACAGCGGCCCATTTACCGCCGTTCTAAGCCCGAAACAAATGAATGAGTTTATGGATGACCTCAGGACTCAGACCAACCTCATGGCTTACAACTCTCCGTCACAGGAGCAGTTGGTTGCTAAGGGGCCGGGATACCACGGTAGCTGGAACGGAATCGACCTATATCAGAGTGATTCTTGTGTTACTGCGGCTGGTGTAAAGCACGGCGCTATGTTCTCACAAGGCTGCTTGGCTTATCAGCTTGGTAACGTTGCTGCTATGCAGGGTCATATCCCATCAGCAAACCTAATGGTCAACACACCAGAGTTGGTTGTGGAGCTTGACCGTTCTGCTCTTGCTGGTATGAGCTCAGCAGTTGCTCATGCTTATTTGGCTGTAGCAGTTGCTAATGACTCACGCGGCGTTGATATAGTATCACTCGCATAATCTACCACCATCGAGGGGTAGTGAGCTACTGGGCGTTATGCTTAGGAGCTTGCTGCCCCTCAACTTGCTGTAGGAGGCAAAAAACATGGCGTCAACGATACATTTAGAAAGCCCGAAAAAAGAAACAAATGTGGTGAGCATCACCTCTGGGCTACCTGTCACAGATAGACAGCGGCCAGCTAAAAAGTTTGTTTATGTGACATATCCACAAAGCTGGGGGTACGATTTAGAGTTTGGATTCCTGCCCGTGTTGAAGCGTATAATCGCTCATCCCGGAGTCAATGGAGTAGGGCGTGATGGTAACCTACATAAGGTTCTGAGCTCGGTTGCTAATAGGGGCGGCACATACATCGACCCTAAAGACCATCGCCTCGGTGAATATAAGGATTACGTTCAGTATTATCCCACCAGCACTGGTGGTAAATGGTACGTCGATTTCTGTCAGAAGGCTACAGTATTGCCGACTGGCCAAATCGTTTGGAATAACTCAGAGATACAAAAACCCATGAAACAATTTAGGGCTCACATCCGCGATAGTGGTATCGTTGAGCCTATGATACACGAGTTTTATGTCCACATGATTGAGGCCGAGCGAGCGAAACTGAATAGACTCTACGGTCGTCTTGATAGAAACCCCACAATCAAGTCGAAGGTTGAAGAGTGCGAGGCCCGAATAAAAGGAATGGAAAAGCACTGGAAACAGATGACTTCTAAACACATAAAAGCCATTGAGAAAAAATCAGTGGAGCCCAAGAAAACGGTAGCCTTTGAAAAGGTGGTAGCAGATGTCTAAACCAGTATCAGAAAAGCAGCGCCGCGAACAAATAGATAGAATGACCAAGCAGTTGGTAGACGCTGGAAATAGTAATAAATACGCCCGTGAGAAATCGCGGGAGTTGGCTTATAAGGCCGATAAACAAGGAAGATAAAAATGTCTGAGGTACTTTATTCGGCTCGCTGGGCGGGGCCATCTTTTATTGAGCAGGGTAAAGACCAAACGATTTCGGTAGCAGTCGAGCGTGACGGGGTAGCTGCCGTCCTTGCATCAGGTTCAATGACTCTCTATAAGCCTTCTGGTGAAACATTTATAGATGATGTCGCAGGGACAGTGGCAGGTGGCGTCTTCACATCAGCGGTTGTGGCTTCCGCTTCGACTGCTGCCGAATCCCTCAGTAAGGGCTGGCTAGTCAAGATAGATGTGGTAATCGGCGCTGATACATTTACGTTCTACAACGATGCTGTTCTCTGCCTCGCTAGACTATACCCGCCCATTGGACAGACGGATATGGTTTCACGTCACTCTGAAGCCGCCTCGCTGAACGCTGGA